ACACCGCAAAAACAAGGGATTTCGCTAAAAGTGGAAAATAAAGTATATTAAGTATAAGATAAAATAAGCGAGGGGTAGAAAAGCCTTGTAAAATGCGGAAAGTCCAGTAAAATCAATAGTTTGCAGGATTCTGATAAAACGATTCAGAACGAACAAGAGCAGAATAAACGGGAACGGTTAGTCACAGTTAGTCACAAACCGGAATCTGTATCTTTTCAATTTCTGTACGGAGTTCATCAAGAGTTCTGTGTCCATACACGGCGTTTGTGATATCGTTTCCAAATGAATGTCCAAGCATTCGTTTACGATCATTTTCACAAACGCCATATTTTTCGCATAAAGCAGAAAAAGTGTGTCTACAGTCATGGGGCGTGTGCTTCGGATCTCCGGCAATCCCCAGTCGTTCCAGAGTGGGATAAAAATATGCACGTCTGTAATGTGTCTGCGTATATGTACAGAGTTTTCCATCCTGCGTCAGAACTTTCTGCCTGACAAAATCATGTATTGCCGGATGAATAGGGACAATCCGGTTTTTTCCAGCCTTTGTCTTGATACCGCCTTGAAAATAACGTTCTTCAAGGTTAGTAGTTAATTTGAGGACCTCACCAATTCGCCAGCCCGAATAACACATGATGAGAATAAGCTGCACTTCCGGATTATCCGTGTTGCGCCACAGGATCTGCAGTTCCTGATCAGAAAAAGGTGTTCCATGTTCAATATCATCCTTTGAATTTACGGTTACATATAACGCTTTATTTTCTGTGACAATTTCTGCGTAAATAGCATACTTGTACATTTGCTTAAAGAGTGTCTGCAATAAGGAAAGGCTTGAACTTTTAAGGGTACAATCATCAATTACCTTTTGCAGATCTGGGGCTTTCAGATCTTCAAAAATACAATCGTGAATAGACGCAGCGTTTTTATATGCTGACTGGTAGACCAGTTTGGAACCAGGTGATAATTCTGTCCCCTCTGGGAATTTCCATTCCATAAACTGTTTGTACACTTCTGAAAAAGTCAATTTCTTAGTCTCTGGATGTTTTTCTTCCACGCCTTTGATCGTATTGTAGTCGGCAATGATACGGCTTATAAGGGTATCAGCATATGATACAGGGGTACTTTCGAGACTTTCTTCCATACCTGGCTGGTATGTCCCGGCTTTATAGGCTGTCAGGACAGTGAACCCCTTCAAATAATCATCCACATAACAGATCGCCGGCGGACGGACTGGTTTTCCAGTTTTATTAATAGTAGCTGGTGGATGCACGGCATAGCAGTTCCGCCGCCCCTTGCCAAGATACCGGATGCTTCCGAAGCTATTTGGCAATTTAGGATATTTCTTTCTTTTTGCCATAATATCATCTTCCTTTCCTAAAATTGGGTACAAAAATAGCAGGCACACAAATGTTCTGCTTGTGCGTCTGCTCCGAAGATGATACAATATGTTTGCGAATTGAGTATCTCTTCGGAGATCTGACCGGTTCCTGTTGACGCGGGAGCCGGTTTTTTTCTATATCTGTTTATCTATAGCATTTCTTGCATGCGTCATATCCGAGCGACTTAGCTTTGCTGATGGTTACTTTATATGGTCGATTCATATTACTGCAGGTGGAGTACTTATGATATTTCTTTCCAGTGCTGCATATCCAGACGTAATTAGTTTTTGGAACACTTACAGTAACTTTACATGAATACCTGACACCATTGATTTTTGCAGTAATAACTGCGGAGCCGGAACGTACAGCGGTAATTTTTCCTTTGCTGTTAACTGTAGCGATACGCGGAGCACTGGAGGACCAGGAAACGTTTCGCGTTGTTCCGGTTACTTTTAACTGGGCAGAAGCTCGTGGATTCAATCTAAGAGAACTTGCATTTAAACGTGGAGCCTCAACTTTAATTCTATAAGTCCACTTTACAGATTTATAGCTTCCGGTAACAATAGCAGATCCCTTTGTCTTGGCGACCATAACGCCTTTTGAATTTACGGCGACTACTTTTGGATTACTGCTCCGGTAGGTCATTTTGACCGGTGGTTTGATGGTTGACTGCTGTTTTACAACCATGACAACCGATTTTGTCTGATTAGTGACTTTCTTTGTAGCTGCTGCCTGGACTGGCAATGTAAAGAGTGACAGTACCATAACCATAGCAAGCAACAGAGATAGTAGTTTCTTTCCCTTCTTCATTTGAATTCCTCCTTGAAAGTAATTTATTAAAACGCCGAAGCGAATTAATCAACAGAAATCATTCGCATAACAGCAAAAGGTTCAAAATAAATTACATAGTTATCAATGGCGGTGCATACGCCGTATTTAGATCTGTAGCACTGGATGGCTTCTTTTAGATATTCTTCGGTAGCATCCAGATAGTCAGCCATCTCATACAAATTCTTGCATCCGGATTCGCAGGCACGGATCAGACCGGTTAATCCGATCTTCAGGTTATAACCATACAATCTGGCACGATATTCCTGTTTGCGATTCATGATCTCGGTCTGTTCCAGGATATCACCGTAAGATGTGTAGTGATGACCAAGTTCCTCGGCTAATATACAGGATTTTTCAGCCTGTGTTGTTAAACTCTTGCTGATAGCGATAGTGCCATTGCAATATAATCCTTTTATTTGTTTACTCTTAAAAGGATAATCAATAACATCTATACCGTCTTTGCAGGCTGCATCTTGTAATTCTTCATATGTATCCATTAAAGCACCTCCCACTCTGGCATATAAAAAAATTGACAAATAAATCTGTCTGACTTATAATATACTCAACAAGACAACTGGAACGATAGCTGAAACCTATCCGTTTCTGGTGTAATAAGCTTAAAGAAATAGCATCCTACTTTACCAGAGCGGGGATGCTATTTCTTATTTTTCAGATTCAGAATAGCTACGCTCAGGAGTCCTGTGTTCAGGATAATCATAAATTCTTCATATGTACTCATAAGCCCCACTCCTTTCTGCAAGACTCAGAAACAGAGTGGCAACGCATCCTCCCAGTTGCCTGGGTAAGTATATTGTCAATGCACATTCTGGCAGATCTGCCAATTTATTATTTTCTTTTATTCTTCACATTTCAACTCACAGTGTCTTTGCACCGACATCTATTTCCTTTTATTCTTCACAAATTCTGCAAACTGGCGGATTTCATCTAGTTCATCTTCTGTATATTCATCACCGTCGAAATGAGCTGCAAGAGTTGTAGTGCTTGAACGGTTGCCATCAAATTCTGTGAGTCCCATTAATTTTCCAGGAGTAGTTCCAAGAGCTTTTGCGAATGCAAGAATTTTGCTTTGCTGTAAATCAACTTCGCCTTTCTCAATTTTTGCAATAGAAGAGCGGCTGGTATATCCTGTAAGCTTGGCAAGTTCATCTTGTGATAATCCTTTTTCCTCTCTTAATTGTTTTATGTTCTTGTATAAGTCTAGCATTATGAATCCTCCCTTCTGAAAGTTACTATAACATATGTGTGAAAAAAATTCAACACAAATATAAAAAACTGTTGACAGAAATTCACGTCAATGATATATTGAGCATGTGAATTAAATTCAACAGAAGGAGGCGATGGAAGTTGGTTAATACTCGTTTATTAGAGGAAACTATACGCAATTCTGGTATGACAATGGTAGCTGTTGCAGAAAAATCTGGAATATTACGTGAGACACTCTATAATAAACTGCGAGGAACAAGTGAATTTAAAGCATCAGAAATAACAAATTTATCAAAAGTGTTGAGACTTTCTACTAAAGAAAGGGACGACATTTTTTTTAACACAAGTGGGTGAATTAAAATCAACAATGCGAATAGGAAAGGATTCTGGGAGTGGCAGAAGGAATGAGCGCAATGAAGGAACTCCAGGAACAGAAGACAGCATAAGAAAGATGTATGTAAAGCAGGGTAGGAGGTGAGAAGAGTATGGAATTTATGGACGTTCGGTTAAACAATGGAAAAGTTTTGACGGGAGAAAAAATCGGAGAACTTGTCACCGAAATAATAAACAAGTTCTCCGAAGCTGAATTGTCTTACGACGAAGCTAAAATAGTGCTTGATGCTGTAGAAAATAATATGGGTGAGTACAGCATTTTTCAGAAAAATCTTTAAAGGTTTTTCTGGAGCATTTCTTGAAGAGTGTAAGAAATGGTTCGTAATTCTTTTCCGGTAGTATCAATTTTTCCAGTCAACATAGAAGTGCCAGCTTTTATATTGCAGGAAAAGGTTTCAGAATACTTTTTAACACCTGAATTATATTCAATCTTAAAAGTTACATAATCAGGAACCAGGGAATACTTTAATTTGCATATTCGAGATTGCCCTGGTGCAAGAGCTGCATTTTGAAGATCATCAAGAAAGTTTCGGCAATTTGAAACACCAAAGCAAGACGAAAGATCAGGTTCGTATTCAAATTTGGTGATAACAGCAGCGGAGTTTCCGAAATTTCTCACAACAAGATAAAATTCCAGACAACCCGGGTTTATAGATTGCCCATAAATACATATGTATGGTCGGGTGGAATTTTCAATCATTTTACTGTTTTGAAGCAATGTTATGACAACAGTAACAATAGAAATAGCAGCCAAGATAAATGACAATACGGAAAGCGCAATATTTACTTTTGTTGATATATCCATGAATATCCTCCTTTTTTTGTACTTGGCATGCCAGTGCCTGTATTACAAGAGTAGGAAAGATGGTGGGAAAAGTCAATAGTTAAATACCGGAGGGAGGTGAGAAGAGAATGAGAGAAGGAATTGTGCTAATCATAGCAGTGATTTCCATTGTACAGTGGATCAAATGGAAAATAACCACACAGGCACTGATTTATTATAACGAGAAAAACCAATACAAACATCCAGAAAAAACAGAAATGGAAGAATGCATTGGTTTTGTCGTAAGGAATACCATTAAAGATTTAATTGGCCGTTGATCATCTGAGTAAGAACGGAAGTTGCAATCTGTGATATTACATTTAGAGAGAAAGAGCCTATGTTACCACTGATCGTTTGCACTTTTTTCCAAACTGAATCAGGACGTATGCTTTCAAGAAATTGATAGCCTGTATATGTAATGCGGTATATATCAAGAGCAACAATTGCGTCATCTCCATTGTTTCGGTAACAAACGATAAAATTCGCATCGTCAAGTACAAGCAATGTATTGGCAATTTCTTCAATAGAATAGTTGAGCTTTTCAGGAAGATCAAAAACACTAATTTCATTAATTTCCAGATCTGAATTCATAGTGAGATTTTCTTCCAGATAGAACATAATATCACGAATGCATTCGGGATTAAGTTTCATTTCGTTCTCCTTTCGTTTTACTCGGACATGGCGGTGTCCTGTGTTATAAGAGTAGGAGAGACAGTGGGAAAAGTCAATAGTTGAATATCAGGAAGAGAGGAGAGAAATGAGTAAAATCGGAATAGTGTATGCAAAAGAAGTACCTATGATCAAAATCAAGCAGGTAAAAGAGATTAATGGAAAAGGAACCCCTCTGCAAACAGTGATCCAGTACTGGACAAAAGATGGAATACTGGTTGCAGAAGGACCAGTTAATCAGTTTAATGAACCAGAGATGAAAGATGAAGCATCTTGAAATATCGGAAAAAGTAATGAATTTTGAAGAGCATAAGAAAGGAGAGGGAACATGAGTACAGTGGATGACTACATTAAACAGAATGCAGAGCTTCATCAGTTTGCAGCAGAAGTTGCAAGAATCATCTCAGGAATTCCGTCGATGCCGGAATTTTCAGCAGAACGTCTGACTGTAGACGATGTAAGCAAGATGACAGGGATTCCGGTTGCATCAGTCCGGGCAGGAATCGTATACGGGTGGCTTCCGATTGGAACAGCCACTCGTAACAACAAAGTTGTAAAAAGTCTTACCGGAGAAAAAACCTCTTTCTTCATATCACCAAGGAAATTATATGAAGAAACCGGTTATGTATGGAAAGGTAAGGCGGCATTATCAGGAAAGGAGTCAGCATGACAGATGTGATTGATTCTATTTTGATCGGGAGCCTGGGTACATACTTACCGTTCTGGATTCTTGATAACACAGCACAGCGTATCGTTCTGGCTATGGGGTTATCAATTATAGTCTATGCCGGTAAGCTGTGGCGCATGGAGAAAAAGGAAAAATAAAAGGATCCTCAGAGCGGCAACTCAAGAGGATCCAAAAGGTAAATAGTACTCCTTTATTGTAGGAGAGGAAGGAAGAAAATGCAAGTAAAAACATGAAGACAATTTGTTTTACAGTCCCCGGCAAGCCACAGGGAAAAGCCAGGGCACGGACTTTCTACAATCCCAAGACAAAGGGGATGAGCAGCATAACGCCGGAGAAAACGGTCCTGTATGAGAATTTTATCTCGACCTGTTACCTGCAGGTAGCAGGAGAGGACCGCTTTTCGGATGATGCGTACATTCGGATTAGAATCCAGGCGTTTTATGAAGTGACAAAAAGCAGTTCCAAGGTAAAGAGGACAGCAATGCTGAACGGGGAACTGATGCCGGCGAAGAAACCGGATATTGACAACATTGCAAAGGCGGTCCTAGATGCACTCAACAGTGTTGTGTACCGGGATGATACCCAGATAGTGGAATTACAGATAAGAAAGCAGTACAGCGAGAAACCAAGATTAGAGATCTGCATGGAAGAACTGGAGGTATAACCAGATATGGCAAGGCGAAGACAGGAAGGGAATTTCTTTTTTCGCCTGGATGTAGATTTTTTCTCGGATAGAAAGATAAAGATCCTGAAGGCCCGGTACGGAGCTGATGGGATTACCCTGTACATATATCTTCTGTGTGAGATATATAAGGCAGGCTATTATTTAAAGATCGATGAAGACTTTGAGTTCATCGTATCAGATGATCTGAACATGGACAGCAACAAGGTGAAGCAGGTCTTGAACTTCTTATTGGAACGGTCACTGTTTGACAACACACTTTTCCAGTCGGACAAGGTCTTGACCTCTGCCGGAATACAGCGGAGATATCAGGCGATGGTAAAAGCCAGAGCATTAAAAACTCCGATCACAGTGGAAAGGTTTTGGCTCCTTCCGGAAGAAGAAACGGAAACCTTTATTAAAGTGCACCCTTCTTTAAATAATTCCGAGAATAAATCCGATAATTCCAGGAAAAATGATGATAATTCCAGGAAAAATAACACAAAAGGAAAAGAAAGGAAAGGAGAGTATATAGATACGGCTCCGCCGGGAACATACTTTGCGGATCCTTCTTTGAACGAAGTATTTCTGCTGTTCCTAAAGGTGCGACAGGATAGTGGTGATCATCTGACCGAAGCACAGATACAGCTGTTGAAGGAAGATTTGAGTTCCATGTCCGATAATCCAGAGGAGTTGATCGCCATCGTAAAGAAATCTACGATGAGCGGCTGGAAGACCTTCTATCCGCTGAAAAAGGGACGCGGTAAGAAGATAGAAGCAAAGAACGGCAAGAACCGGTTCAATAACTTTCAGCAGAGAGAGTATGACTTTGAGGTTTACGAGAAAAAGTTATTGAGCAAGGCTGAAGAGGGATAAATGAAACGGTGACAAATTGTCACCAGTTGAATCGGAAAAGAAATTTCGAATGCGAGAGGAGAAAAAAAGAAATGTATGACAAATTTGGAGAAATGAGCAGTTACACAGAAATCAATGAGCTTGCAGAGAATCTGGTTAATGAGGGCGACATCGAGAGTCTGCATGAAATGGCAAAGGAGAACGGGATTCCGGAGGATTTCGTGGATCTGTATCTGGAAGGCGACATTCCGAACCTTTGCGACGCTCTGACTGCTGCCGTTGGAAAACTGGAAGTTGAGGCAGCAGATCTGAAATTGACAGGACTTATGCAGGACTGGGTGGAATACATCAAAGGACTTTGCATGGAAAATGAGATGATCGCGCATCAGGTCCGCAAGAAAGGGAAAAGCCTGAAAGGATGTATGGCAGTACTCTTGAAATATTCGTTTGAGAACAGAACGGCTGTGCCTAAAGAAATTGTCAAAGAAGCCAAGATTAATGCGAGTAGAGTGGACTTTGGCATCCCAGGCATGGCAGAAGCCAAAAAGATGATCAAAGACTACTATCTTGGAGGCACGAAATGAAAAAGAAAGCAATTGAGAGAATTCCATACATTGGACTGAAGAAAAACATCAGACCGAAATCCGTAAAGTATATCGGCATAACGGCGATCAGAATCGTAGGACACGAAAAGCACCTTTTTCTGGAAGTATACCGCAACGCAAAGAAACAGACAGAACCGGTGGTACGGGTTGTCCTGAACAAGAAAGAATTTGGCACCTATATTCCAGAGACCGGAGAATGGAACAGGCGGCAGATCATGCCAGATGAATATTATGATGCATACTTTATCTGGAATACACCGGGCGAACGTGGATGTACGCAGAAAGAACTGGAGAAGCAGAACATCCTTCAGAGCCCGGAAGATCTGGAGAGGATCAAAAAATTCTGCAAAGGCGTGGAGGTCTGGGACAGCACTAAATGGTGGAAGTACATATATCGCTATGAGCAGAACATATCGATTACTGCCAGACGCAAAGCGGAAGATAGAAGATACGAACGCCGCCAGAATGCCCTCAATGACCGGATCAGCCACACAAAAGAACTGCCGGAGAAGAAAATCCTGGAAACGGCAGACAGTCTTTATTTTCATCATGCCCATTACCTGTACTACAAGAAACGGGGATGCTTTGCACAGATAGCCTGCAGTAAATGCGGCGGGGTGACAACTGCCAGGTGGAAAGAGGGAGTTTCTTTTGAGAGCCAGTTCCAGTGTTCTATAGAAGAACCCAGAGAGGGGCAGACAGGGAACTGCCCGCTGTGTGGAGTGCATGGCGAATATAAATGTCAGGGCAAGGTAAAAGGATATCACAGTAAGAACATACGCCTGTTCATTGGTCAGAAGTACAAAGAGCGTGGAATGGTTCTGCGCTACATGGAAGTAACAAAAGAGTGGCGGTTAGGGCTGATCAGCGGAAAGAATGGTACGGAAATGTTCAATTCCAGCGAAGAACTGTCAGGCGTGGAGATTGCCAGGGCATATTTTGAGCCAGGTAAGAAGCTCCAGATCGATTATCACAAGCATAACTGGTATGACGGGAAAGACTTCTGGGATGACTGCAATCTGTACGGAAATGCCAATATTACGATCGGGGAAGCCCCGATCCTGAAAGAAACTTATCAGGAGATGGAAGGAACAATCTTTCAATACAGTGCACTGAAAGAATATACGGCAGCAGTAAGGGAAGCTGTTAATCCGATCAGCTATTTTGAACGGTATCAGCAGACACCACAGATAGAAGTTCTGGTAAAGCTGGGACTGATCGGAGTGGTAAAAGAACTGATCAGATATCGATATGGCATTGTGACAGACCAGGACGCAAGGCGGCCGGATAAATTCCTGGGAATCCGGAAAGAAAGTGTAAAACAGCTGATTGCTGCCGAAGGCGATCCTGGAATTTTGAATACGATGCAGATGGAAAAACGCATGCAGCAGGTCTGGACAGGAGAGCAGATCGAGCACCTGACAGAAACAGGATTGGGAAGGGGACAGATTGAAACGGCAATAAGATATATGAGCCTGCAGAAATTGCTGAACCGGATAGAGAAATATTCCGGATGCGAGTACGGGACAAAATGCAGTGGTGCTGAACAGAAAATCAGGAGTACTGCGACAACCTACGCAGACTATCTGAATATGAGGCAGTCTCTGGGATATGATCTGAACAATACAATCTATCAGTATCCGAGAAATCTGGAAGAAGCCCATGATGAAATGGTGAGGGAAAGCCACAAGGAAGAAATTGATAAGCGTCTGAATGAAGTAGCTATAAGATTTCCAGACATACAGTCCAGATACCGAGAACTCCGGAAGAAATATTTTTACGAAGATGATGAGTACCTTATTCGTCCGGCAAGATCAGCAGAGGAGATTGTCATGGAGGGAAGGACGCTTCATCACTGCGTAGGAGGAGATACTTATCTGGGAAGACATGACAGAGGAGAAAGTTATATTTTGATGCTGCGGGACAAGAAACAACCGGAGAGACCTTATATCACAGTAGAAATTGACAGCCGGAAGTCATCCATCAGGCAGTGGTATGGAGCACATGATCGAAAACCAGACCAGAAAAATATGCAGAGATGGCTGGATCAATATCTGCGGCAGCTAGAGGAACAGCCGACAGCAATGAGAACCAGAACAGCCTGAAACTGAAAGGAGAGCAATATGGAATATACACAGTTGACTCTGGATGATTATATCCAGTGCAAGAATGATATTAAAAATAATCTCGGAACGATCGTAAAGAGCTTTGTCCGGATCGGCTGGCTTCTGACCAGAATTGATAAATCCGGAGCCTATAAAAATGACGGATACAGTACAATTTCAGAATTTGCCCAGGCCGAGTATGGGATGAATAAAAGCGGAACGAGCCGCTTCATGAAAATCTATGAAAAGTATTCGGTTCCGGGCGACACACCAGAACTCAGGGACGAATATAAAGACTTCAACCAGTCTCAGCTGACAGAAATGCTCCAGATTCCGGAAGAAGATTATGAGATGCTTCGTCCAGAGGGAAATAAAGAGGATTTCCGTGAGTTAAAGCGTTTCAACAAGGAGAATGATTCCAATCCGGAAAACCTTTGGAGCTGGAAAGAAGCAAAGACTCCGGAAGAAAAGCTGAAAGCTGCTATTCAGGAATTCTTCCGGGAAAATAAAGAGATCCCGAACGATTTTTACGGAAAGAACCTCAGCGTGAAAGATCTCGCAGAAGAGATCTGCCCGTCTGGCAGCAGGAGTTACCGCAAAGGGACCGTATTTTTGATGTTCTATACTCTGGAGCAGGGAGTCATGGTCAAGATATTCGGCGAAGCTCCAGCTAAAATGACTTACCAGGAATTGACGGAGCATATAAAGCAGATCTTTGATGCCGCGGCAGCAGGGGAGAGAACCTGGGATAACTATTTTGGCGAACGTAATGCTGAACCCAACAAAACGTTGGAAGAACCTGACCATAGCGGTGAAGATACCGCAATGGTACCGGAACAGAATACGGAAATTCCGGAACAGATACTGCCAAATGTGGGACAAGAAAACGATATTCCGGGACGGGATGACCAGATCCCAGGACAGGATAATATCCAGAATCATCCGGAATATATGCCAGAACCAAAAGTTGCGCCGGCGCAACGGACAGAAGAACAGAAATACAATGACCGACAGGCACGACTGGACCGCGAAAGCAAAAAGAAACTCCAGGAGCAGGAAGACGAAGAAAAAATGCAGCATCTTCCTTCCGATGAAACCAGGAAGACAAAACAGCTCAGAATGGCATCTTCCTACTACGATGACATTTTGACCGGGAACATGAGCTTCTGGTTCTGCAAAGATGATCATTTTCATATCGGTGACAGCCTGGATCTGATGGAGTTCAAAGAAGGCAGACATACCGGCCGGACGATCCGGACGGAGATTACTTACATCCTGAATGATTACACGGGACTGGAAGATGGCTATTGTGTTCTTTCAATTAAAGTAACGGGTGCTATCTAAAATCACATAAACAGACAAGGGAGGTGCCTGTTACACCTCCCGGAAAGGGGATGTAGGTAAATACAGCAGTCAATATTGATAGTGGATACTCCAGATTGCTGTGAGAACTGTTTATGTCTGGGAGGATTTACGCTTGCTTATGCTATGTGCAGAGTCAAGGGAAAAATTATCAAGGATTCTTTCAGTAAGCCGCAGTGGTGTCCGCTTATACCATTAAATCCAAAGGGGATAAATAAATGAGTAGTGTAAAAATGATCAAACTTGAAGATGGAGATTATGTTCCAGAAGAATGTTGCACATTTTGCAGAAATTTTGAAACTAGCGAAATGGAAATAGATGATGTCATCCTGCCGTGTGGTTGTGACTGCTCGTGCGGTGGCACCATTGGGATTTCATGCGAAAGCTGTGTAATCCAGAAGATAATGAATGAGTATGGTGAGCAGGAAGAGAATGGGTGGATTCCGGTCAGTGAGAGGTTGCTGGAGGAACGCGATTCTATATTTGCAAAGTTTAAAGGCACTGATAACTGGAAGAATGGAATGTTTGAGAAAGCGTCAAGATATGTGATCGTAACAGTTGCATATGATGATGGGACGCTTCTTGTAGAACGGGCACATACTACTGATGGTAAATGGAAAACAGAAAAACCCATTCTTGGAGGAAAAGTAATTGCATGGAAAGAATTTCCAGAACCGTATAAGGGGAGCAAGAAAGGAGAACGAGATGAACAAAGAAATAGTTGAAATGGCAGAATATGTATGTGATCACATCTGCCCGATGCCGGAAAAAATGTTTGATCAGGAGAAATTGGAAGCATACTGCAATGATAAGTGCAATCTGAAATTACATTTATCCAGAGCGTTGAGTGAAAATGAAAGCGCAAGTTCAGAGATTCACCGACTTACGCAAAAGTACAGAAATGTAGTTCTGTGTGCAGAATGCGTACACGCATGCAAACTGCCATCTGGAAATATCAGCTGTGGGAATATCAGAGGAATTGACAGCACGAAATTAGGCTCATATGACGGATGCAGTCATGGAAAGAGGTGCACAACGCAGATACATGAAAAGTAAGGGTGCAACTAAAATCTACATATATCACACAATACCGGGGAAGGCGCGGCGCGCGCCTTCCGGAAAGGAGTACCAGAAATGATTGAAGTCTATGATATCAAAGACATGGAGCTGAAGAGACTGGATATTACTCCAGAACTTGCAATAGCGGCGTATAACACATTGATTCAGTTTTGTCGGCAGCAGAATCTCACAGAAGATGAAGCACATTGCAATTGTATCTTTGATGGAAAATGCCCTGCAGTAGAAAGAGAAGCTCCTGCAGACTGGGAAGAGGTTCATTATCCAAAACTTGTTGACAATAGTGTGTTTTGCCTAAAGGATGGGAAAGCTAAACAGATTACATATGGAAACAGACAGGAAGCAGAAGAGGCGTTTAAGGAGATGATGAGAAGATGACATATAAGAATTATGAAGGATATCCGGATCCGACTTCCGGGCGGGCTATAAATGGAGTACGATGGGAAGAATTGCAGCAATTGAGAGAAAAAGAACATAATCTGAAGCGCGGGCAGCAGGTTACGTTATATGTAAAATGTCAATCGGAAGAAGCAAGCAGTCGTGGACGTGCAAAGAATTCAGAAAAAGTCAGAAAGCCATATTGGGTAGTAGAATTATACAGATATTGTGTGCTTTTGGAGGATGAGAAGGGGTATCGAACAGCACCATCATACATACAGCTGCAGTCATTAATGAGAGGTGGAGACTGATGGGGATTAAGGTTACCAGGGAGATGCTGGACAAGTATCGGAAGTTGAAACAGGAGATACCGGTACTGGAGCTGGAACTTATGATGATGAAGAATACAGAGGCTGGTCTTGGAAATAGTGTTATATTGGATGGCAGAACTGGCTATCCCAGACCACAGAGCGTTGTTGGTTTCGATCAGAAGAAATACGATCGCCGGGAAAAAATTCTGGAACGCAAGAAAGAGAAGGTCAAGGTTATGGATCAGTGGATTGATGACATCAAGGATGGACAGACAAGATGCGTGTTTCGGATGTTCTACAAGCAGGGGATGACCTGGAAGGCGATTGCGAAGCAGATTGGCATGCCGCACAATGAGGATTATCCAAGATTGATGATTCGAGACAAGTATTTAAAAAATCAGGGGATAAAGTGAAAATAGTTCGGATTATTCGGTTAATTCGTTGTATGATGAGAATGTAGCCAAAGGCATAAAAGCCGGCGGCTCCGATGGGGTAGAATACCCACATACATTTCAATGCAATCCTTCCCGCGAGGCATCTCGGCAGCAGTCGAGGTGCCTTTAATGTATTTGAAAAACTCCTTCTTGTTATGTATAAAACACTTGACATATGGTGCACCATATGATATATTATATACAGGAGGTGAGAAACAGATGAGTAATAGAAACCGGAAACATCCGGAAAAGAAAAAGTCCGATATCGACTGGAAGAGCTGGCTACTCGGAGTGATAACGGACTTGACTATCGGAATCATCCTACTGATTCTCGATAAGCTATTAAATTAACAGAGAGGGGCGAAAGCCCTTCTCTTAAACAAAATATAACACAAGAACTCATCTGTGTAAAGTATGCTGTGGAAACTGGGAATATTCTTTATAGCGATCGGCTTGGCGAAACTGGCATATTATCTCATACAGAAATGGAGGGATAACAATGCCGACAGGTAATCCGAAGCCACAGACTGTAGCATCTAAGAAATATCAGGACAAAGCTGGCTGGATTTCAAAGAGTTACAAACTAAAGAAAGAAGTTGTTGAACTGTACGCTGAAGCCTGCGAGAAAGCAGGTGTCAGCCAGGCAGGACAGCTGATGAAGATGATGAAAGAATTTGCAGACAGAACCAACAAGGAGCACTCGGAGTAAATCCGGGTGCTTTTTTCGAATCTTTTGTAGGTGTTCGAACTGGACATTAAAAATAACGGAAAGGACTGATTTGATATGGCACAGGAATTTGCCAGAAAGTTTTATGATAGTACAGCATGGAGGAAATGCCGGGGTGCATATATCCAGCACAGAATGGCTGTGGATGGTGGCATGTGTGAGACGTGCCATGAGAGACCAGGGTATATTGTACATCACAAGAAAATGCTGACAGCATCAAATATTAATGACCCAGACGTTACATTGTCTTACAGTAATCTGAAATACGATTGCCTGATCTGTCACAACAAAGAAGAAGAACACAGAAAGGATGGGAAGAAAAAACTTCCAGATGATCTGTGCGAATATGTATTTACGCCAGATGGGGATGTGGCTCCGGTATCCCCCCTGAAATAATTTGCAGAATTGCGCGGGCGCAACCGCCTGCCTAGGTTAAAAAAACATACAGGTCATCATGAAGGGGGTGTGGTACCGAATGATAGACTACGGTGATTTTGAGGAAGAAGCAGCCAAGAGAGAGGCTGAATATGACAGTATTTCGGAATATTTGGAGAGAAAAAAAGACATTAAGAAAGAAGAAAACAGACTTAAGAGATTGTTTTCCAAGATTGATGGAAATAAGAAAAAGCTGGTAAATGCAACAATTGAAGATGTTGCATTTATGACAGTTACAATGCGAGATCTTCGTGAAGAAATCCTCCGAAAAGGAACTGAAGTCACATATAAGAATGGTGAAAATCAGTATGGAACCAAACAGAGTCCTGCCGCACAGTTGTATCTTCAGATGAGCCAGAAGCAGACCCAGGCCATGAAGATTCTGACAGACTGTCTTCCGAAAACAGAAAAGCCATTAAAAGCAGATGATGGCTTTGAGGACTTTCTGAGGGGAAGAGATGGATGAACACTGCCAGAAAAGTAGTCAGAAAAATTATTTATTCTGACGATTATAATCCGATCCGGGAATACTGGGAGGCTATAAAGTACAAGCCACTTTTTGCAGAGATTGAAAAAATAGAAGATGAGATTGCAGAAGCAGAGAGGAAAGAAAATGTCAGCTCTGCTTTTTTGGTACGCAGAAAAGAGGAACTGGAAGAGAAAATCAAAATCCGGCAGGGACTGGAAGTAAATGGAGCTGTCAATTCCAGCTGGAAAGTGTACCGAATGTACCGGGAGATTATCCGCTTTCTGGACGATCCGCAAAGTGAATGGGAATACTGTCCGGCCAGAGCCAACCATGCGATAGAATTTGTTGAAAATTACTGCAAACACAGCAAAGGGAAGCTGGGAGGGAAACCTTTTATCCTGGAATTGTGGCAGAAAGCACTTGTAGCGGCTACATTTGGAATCATCCATAAGATTTCCAGACTGCGAAAATACCGGGAAGTTATGCTGATGGTGGCACGTAAGAATGGAAAGTCCACATTGTCAGCGGCTATTGGATTGTATATGCAGCTGGCAGATGAAGAACCAGGGGCGGAGGTTTATGCAGTAGCTACCAAAAAAGATCAGGCGAAGATCATATGGCTGGAAGCAAAACGCATGATTAAAAAAAGTCCGGTCCTCTTGCGGCGGACGAAGCCTCTGGTAGCTGAAATCAATGCAGAGTTTAATGATTCTTTTTTTAAACCGCTCGGCAGGGATTCTGATTCTCTGGATGGTTTGAATGTACATTGTGCTACGATGGATGAAATACATGCCTGGACAGATGACAATCTGTATGATGTTGTAGTTGATGGAACTACAGCCAGAGAGGAACCCTTGATCTTTATCACCACTACGGCCGGAACAGTAAGAGAACACGTTTTTGACCGTAAATATGATGAGGCACAGAATCTGATCAATGGATTTGATGATCCGGAGGGTTATAAAGATGAGCATTTTCTTCCGGTTATATACGAACTGGACTCCAGAAAAGAATGGACAAAAGAAGAAACATGGGTCAAAGCTAATCCGGGACTTGGAACTATTAAGAGAATTGATCAGTTACGGGCAAAGGTGCAGAAGGCGATTCTAAACTCCTCGTTAGTGAAGAACCTTTTATGTAAAGATTTTAATATTCCGGAAACAACATCAGAGGCATGGCTGACATTTGAAGAGGCAAATAATCCGAATGTTTTTGATATTTTGGCTTTGAAGCCACGGTATGGCATTGGTGGAACCGACCTGTCTTCAACTACCGACCTTACAGCGGCAAAAGTAATCTTTCAGGTGCCGGATGATCCGAATATCTATGCACTTTCTATGTATTGGATTCCAGAAGAACTGGTGGAAAAAAGAATTACAGAAGATAAAATCCCGTATGACATCTGGATAGAAAAGGGTTATGTCAGAACGTGTCCAGGAAACAGCAATCATCCTAAATACGTTACAGAGTGGTTCCGGGAAGTGCAGGAAAAGTATGACATCTGTATTTCCTGGGTGGGATACGATGCCTGGTCTGCAAAATACTGGGTAGAAGAAATGAAAATGGAATTCGGAGAGATGTCCATGATTTCAGTTATTCAGGGAAAGAAGACACTGTCAAGTCCAATGAAGAACATGAAAGCAAAACTACAGAGTAATCTGATCAACTATAACAATAATCCTGTAGACAGATGGTGTCTGTGTAATACTGCAGTGGATGTAGATAAAAACGACAATATACAGCCTATCAAAACCAGCAACCAGAGACGGAGAATTGATGGTACTGCTGCTTTATTGGATGCTTATGTTGTATATGAAGAAAAAATGAATGATTATCTCAGTCTGATATAGGAGGCATAATGAAAAAATTCTGGAAAAGAGAACCAACAAATGAAAGGGCAGATAAGCCATCTGCCGGGCAGACACTGAAAATGGTCACTCTTCGCGGAGAGTCTTTTTTTTCGTGGGACGGGAAACTGTATGAGAGTGATATAGTAAGAGCCTGTATCCGACCGAAAGTAAAAGCTATAGGAAAGCTGATTGGAAAACATATCCGGGATGATCCCAAGACAGGGGGGATCAAAGTAAATCCAGATGCAAATATCCGGTTCATTTTATCAGAACCCAATCCATATATGACGGGGCAGCAGTTGCAGGAAAAGGTCGCAAATCAGCTGTGTCTGAACAATAATGCGTTTATTCTGGTTGTGAGAGATGAAAACGGAAAACCTTTACAGTTATATCCTGTTCCCTGTGTGAGTGTTGAAGCAAAATACAATGATGATGGAGAATTATTCCTTAAATTTTTGTATACGAGTGGAAAAACGGGGATTTTTCGATATTCAGATGTAATCCATTTGAAACAGGATTATAACGAAAATGATATCTTTGGAACTTCTCCAGCACCGGTACTCTCCGGATTAATGACACTGATCGGCACGATAGATCAGGGAATTGTGAAAGCAATCAAAAACAGCAGCGTGATCCGTTGGCTGATTTCGTTTAAGCAGTCTATGAGGGATGAGGATATTAAACGATATGTGCAGAATTTTGTGGATAACTATCTGAGCGTAGAAAGCACCACATTTGGAGCAGCAGGCGTTGATGCAAAAGCTGATGTACAGAGAATCGAACCCAAAGATTATGTTCCGAATGCTCTGCAGTCAGAGAAAATCATTGATCGTATATATTCTTTTTTTGGAACAAACAGAAAAATTGTTCAGTCAGATTATACGGAAGATGAGTGGACAGCCTATTATGAAGCTGAGATTGAACCCGTGGTTGTGCAGCTTTATCAGACATATACGGTGGCACTTTTCTCAAGAAGGGAAAGAGGGTGTGGGAATCGTATTGTTTTTGAAGCAAATAATCTCCAATGTGCCAGTCTTACTACAAAGCTGGCATTTCAGGCAATGGTTGACCGTGGGGCAATGACTCCAAATGAATGGAGGGAAACTATGAACCTGGCACCGATTGAGGGCGGGGATCAGCCGATCAGGCGACTGGATACGCAGGTTGTTGATTTGCTGGAAAATATGCTTGGAAAAGTAAATTCTGAAAACTGTATGCAGATGACTGCAGTTATGCTGGAACTACTGAGAACAGGAGGTAAAGGAGAAGATGAAGTACAGAGTTGATATCAGAGGACCGATGATTCCAAACGATTATAAATTTTATTATGATTATTTTGGAGAAGATTCTACCTGTCCAAGAGATGTGCAGCAGGTAATTGATGCACTGATCGATGGTGATGAAGTAGAAGTGTACATCAATTCGCCAGGGGGCGTGATTGATGTAGGATCAGAAATCTATACACTTCTCAGAAATCAGAAAAATGTTACTATCTACATTACAGGAGAAGCCTGCAGCGCAGCTTCGATCGTGGCTATGGCAGGATACTGCGTTATGGCTCCGACAGCATTAATGATGGTTCACTGCGTGTCTTCTGGAGCCAGAGGGAACCATAGTGACATGGAACACGCAGCAGAAGTACTCAGGACGGCCGATCGGGCTTTGTGTACAGCATATATGGCAAAAACCGGGATGACGGAAGAAGAAGCACTGGATATGATGGAGCACGAAACCTGGCTGACTGCAGCACAGGCAAGAGAAAGAGGCATGGTAGATGAAATAATGTTCGAGGAAGAAGAGGAAACTGTACCGGTTGTGGCAGGACCTCTTTTTTGTTTACCGGAAAAAGAAAAAATGGAACAGGTAAAAAGAATGATCCGGGCAAAGGATGATAAAAAAATAGAATTGGCTCGGGCAAAATTAAATCTTTTAAGATTGAGAGGGAAAAGATGAACAAGAAGCAGTATGAAAAAATGAGAAATGAACTGTTTATGACAGCTCAGAATCTTATTAATGAAGGAAAAGTAGACGAAGCAAATGCAAAGATGGAAGAAATTAAAGAACTGGACGAGAAATGGGATGCCATCGCACAGGCTCAGGCAAATCTGAGGGCAATGAACAATGCACCGGATCCGGTAAATGTTTTTGGAAATACTGGAGAAACAGCAGATTTCGCTGGAGGGGGAAAAGAACCTGAGAATATGTATGATTCCGTAGAATACAGGACTGCGTTCATGAATTATGTAATTTCCGGAAAAGAAATTCCGGAAAAATTCAACCAGTCAGCAGTAACTAAAACTTCTGATGTAGGTGCAGTTATTTCCCCGACTGTGATTAATCGGATTATTGAAAAAATGGAAACAATTGGCGTGATCCTGCCGTTAGTTACGAAAACTGCCTTTGCAGCAGGAGCGACAATCCCGACATCTTCAGTAAAGCCGGTAGCCACATGGGTTGCAGAAGGTGGAACATCCGATAAACAGAAAAAGACTCTGGGAAATATCGATATTAAGGGATTTAAACTGAGATGTGCGATCGCAATGACACTGGAAACGGTGACAATGAGTCTTCAGTTCTTTGAAACATTGTTTGTGAACAGCGTATCAGAGGCAATGGTAAAAGCACAGGAGGTGGCTTTTATTAATGGTACAGGAAATGGGCAGCCAAAAGGTGTGCTGAAAGAAACAGTAGCTACAGGGCAGAATGTGGATATTGCAAAAACAAAAGATGTGGAATATAAAACACTGACAGAAATGGAAGCAGCTCTGCCGCTGGCGTATGAAAATGGCGCAGTGTGGAATATGACCAAGACAACATTTATGAAATTTATCGGAATGACGGATTCTAACGGCCAGCCGATCGCCAGAATTAATTACGGTGTAGATGGAAAACCTGAGAGAACATTGTTAGGAAGAAAAGTGGTATGTAATGATTATATGCCTTCTCTGGGAGCAGCAATCGAATCGGATACGGTAGTGGCGTTCTTATTTGACTGGAGCGATTACATGTTCAACACCAATTATGCAATGAGAATCAAAAATTATGAGGATGATGACACCGAAGATCAGATTACAAAAGCGGTTATGATCTGCGACGGAAAAACAATAGATTCCAATTCGCTGGTTACCCTGACAAAGAAAGCAGCGCAACGAGAGGAGAACGTGAATGGATGAGCTGGTTGAATGGTTGAAAAAAATGCTTAGAATCAAATCCGATACCGCAGATGAGGAACTGGAAGACCTGGTAAGAGCCTGTCAGAATGAACTGAAAATTGCCGGAGTACAGGGGAAACTAACAGATCCCCTGTACAAACAGGCTGTAAAGCTCTATGTAAAGGCAAATTATGGTTACGATGATGATAACGAGAAGTTTTTGAATGCATTTCAGGGTCTCAGGGATTCTATGGCACTCAGCGGAGACTATAAGGAGACATAGAAGTGGAATACGAAGGTGAACTGATATATGAAGTAGAACTGAAGGATCGGGACGGCTTTCCCACAAAGAAAACCTGTAACTTTCCGGCAATTTTGACAGAAAAATCAATAAAACGTGCTGAGAGCTACGAAGCCCTTCGCTCCGGAATAACCCTTACAGCAGTTTTTGAGACCAGACAGGAAGACTGGGAAACAACCAGACATTTGAATAATGGACGTCCTGCATATGCGGAGAAAGTGATTATAGATGGAGCAGAATATGAAATTGTAAGAACATATAAAACCGGAAAATCTATGATTGAGATTGTCTGCAGTTAGGAGAAGATATGTCGTTAAAAATGACAGGATTTAATTTGTTTGAGGAAGAACTGAAAAAATATGAGAATCCGGATGAAATCGCTGCAAAAGCAGTAGACGCGGCAGCTCCTGTGCTGGCCGGGACGGTGAAAGACTTAATAAAAGCAACGACTTCTGCGGATTCCACCGGAGAACTGGTAGAGTCCATAAAGCCGACAGAAGCCAGAATGAATGGATATGGGTGTTTTGCGGCGGTACGTCCGGTCGGAACAGACAGCAAAGGCGTGCGTAATGCTGAAAAGATGGGATACAAAGAATATGGCACCAGCAAACAGCCGGCAAAACCTGTCCTGAAAAAAGCAGTCAAGAAATCAGAGAAAGAATGCCTGGAGATTATGCAGAAAGCATTTGAGGAAGTAACGAAATGAGTGTAAATGCAAAGATAGAAGTGGCTTTGAATGAATGTTGCAGTAATATCTGGCCAGTAGTATGTCCAGATGTACACCCACCGGAAGAATATATTGTGTACAATCCTGAACTGGAGACTCCGGAAATCTACGGAGATGATGAGGAGCTGGAATGGACACATTATATGCAGATACATTTTTTTACAAAGAAAAATTATATTTCAAAACGTAAAGAAATCAGAAGGCTTCTGAGGTCGGCAGGATTTACAATGACTGACATTAACACGGAATATGAAAAAAATACGAAATATTTCCATCTGATATTTTCGTGCTACATCGAAGAAAGCGAGGAATAAAAATGGCATATTTAGGATTAAGAAAAATTAAAATTGCAAAGCTGAATGGCAGCACATATGATAAACCGGTGTCTCTTGGTAAGGCGATCGGTTTGAATGTTAACCCGTCTTATGCAGAAGGGAGTGTCTATGGTGATGACGAACTTGCAGAGTATGACAAGGAATTTCGATACGCAGATGTTACCTTAGATACATCAACAATACCGATTGAAGCAGATGAGCAGATGTTCGGACATACCGTAAACAAGGAAAAAAATGAAATCGTATATGGATCAGAAGATGAAGCGGCATATGTTGGTGTAGCATGGCTTACTGCTGAAAAAGTAGATGGTGTTAAAAAATATTGTGCGAATTTCTTACCAAAGGTAAAATTTTCTGAACCGTCGGATGAGTTTGCAACAAAAGGTGAGAATATTGAATATAAGACACCTTCTATTAGCGGCAGAGCTATGGCAAATGAAAAAAAATGGAAGAGAGTAAAAAAATTCAATACAGAAGCTGAAGCACAGGCAGCAGCAGATGCGTTTTTTTCCACTGAAGCTCAAGGAGAAATATGATGTTGAATGATGATTTAAACAGGATTTCTCTTTCGGGAGAATCTTATGCAATTAAATGCTCATTGCTCGTCCTGGAAAAAATCCAGGATAAGTATGGAGATGTAGGTGCGTTTGAGGATAAAATAATCGTTTTCGAACGATCAGACGAAGATGAGAAAAAGATAAAAGTACGTTATCCGGATCCCGAAGCAGTATGCGATGCGCTGTTTTGGTTTTGCCAGGAAGGCGAGACGATAGAAGCAGAAAAACGAGGGGGAAAGCCCAAGGAACTGACACGAGATGGACTGGCACGAAAAGTAGATACCACAATTTTTGATATTGCAACAGAACTTCACAGAGAATTTATGAACTGTTTTCGGGCAAAAAAAGAGAATCCCACGAAGATGACAGAGAAGAAGGAACATCCACAGAAATAGATTTTTCATGGATACTCTTCGTGGGGATGAAACTTGGATACAGAGAGCAGGAAGTTGCACATATGTATTACGGAAAATGGAATGAATTGTTTAAACAATTCGTATTTTACCATAATGCGACTATGAGAAAAGCTGTCTTTGAGAAAAAGAAAGTAGTATCGCTGGATGATTTGTAAGCCATTTCTGCGTGGATTAAGGAGAGATTCATATGAGCAGTAAAAAAATTGGTGCCATCATTGCACTTGATGGCGAACGAAGTTTTAAGCAGTCAGTTACAAATTGTAATCGGACACTTGCACAATTGAAAGCAGAAATGGAACTTGTCAGGGCACAAAGTGAAGGACAGGAAGATGACCTGGAATCGCTTGGAAACCGACATGAAGTTCTTACAAGGATTCTCGAAGCTCATAAGAAGAAAGAGGAAGAAGTTGAAAAAGGGCTTCAGCACTCAAGAGAATCTTATGCCCAAATGGGCGAAAAATTACAGGATCTCAGAGACGAACTGCAGCAGGCTACGAAAAAACTTCAGGAGATGGAAGAAGCAACAGATTCTTCAGAAGAAGAAACAGAGCAGCAGAGAAAAACGGTTGCTGAACTGACAGCAGCACTTGAAAAGAGTGAGAAAAACTATAAAACAGCAGCTGACAGGGTTCAGACATGGGAAACAAATCTTGTAAAAGCGAAAACAGAAACAGCCAAAGCGAATAATGCATTAAATGAAAATGCCAGGGCTATGGAAAATGCTTCCGGTAGTGCGGAAGACTATGCAGACAGCCTGGACGAGATACAGGAAAATACCGATAATGTATCAGAAGGTGCACAGGGACTCACAAATGTTTTTTCGGAAGTGACCAGCAGAATAACTCCAACAACCGTTGGCTTAGCTGCCCTGGGTGCTGCTCTTGCCAAGACAGCGAAGGAAAGTGTGGAATTCGCATCGTCTGCCGAAAAATCGACGAAAAAGTTCCAGGCTGCTGCCGGCATCTCAACTGAGAGCATGGGAAAATATCAAGATGCAATCAAAGATCTTTACAGTGATGACTACGGCGAAAATATTGAAAGTGTAGCCGATGCGATGGCACAGATCAAACAGATTACTGGCGAGATCGACCCATCTAATCTGAAAGAACTTACAGAAAATGCAATTGCACTGGAAGATATATTTGATATGGATATGCAGGAGAGCGTTCGGGGAATCGACACTCTCATGAAGAAATTTGGTCTGACATCAAAGCAGGCGTATGACTATATGGCAAAGGGTGCTCAGAATGGTCTTGATAAGACGCACGAACTTGGAGACAATATTGCCGAATATGGTCAGTTGTGGTCTCAGGCGGGATTTTCCGCGGAAGAAATGTTTACAATTCTTCAGAACGGCCTGGATGCGGGAGCATACAACCTTGATAAAGTGAATGACTTTGTAAAGGAGTTTACAATCTCTCTGGCAGATGGAAGAATCGGAGAAAATCTGGGGTCATTTTCAGAAGGTACTGCCGATCTGTTCCAGAAATGGCAAGAGGGAAAAGCAACCGCGAAAGATGTTTTTTATTCAGTTATCAGCGATCTGAAGAATGCCACCAATGAACAGGAGGCACTCACAACAGCAAGCACTGTATGGTCGGCGCTGGGCGAAGATAATGCGATGGCAGTGATTACTTCACTGGGCGATGTTAATGATGCTTACAAAGAAGTAAGTGGCACCATGAACGATATTAAAGATATCGGTTATGATACACTGGAAAGTAAATTAGAATCCCTTGGTCGAAAAGCTGAAACAGAGATTCTGAATCCGATTGGAGAAGCGGCGCTGCCTCTTCTGAAAAAGGGAATTGATGCAGCAGGAAGCGCAATTGATGTAATTGGAAAAAGAATTTCTCCTCAGAAAACAGTTCTGCAGGAATTTATTGAAGAGATTAAGGAATCCAATGAACAGGTGGGTGATATGCTGGAAAATTCCAGTATATCCATGAAGAATGCCCAGATTGATGCTCAAAAATTAGAAAGTTATAAAAATACACTCCTGGAACTGAATGGTGTTACAGAAAAAACGGAATATGAAAAATACCAGATAAAACGAATCGTGCAGGACCTTTCAGAATCAATTCCACAGCTGGCAGATGCCTGGGACGAGGAATCTGGTTCTATCAAGCTGACCAACGAGCAGATAACTGCGCTGATCGGGAATCAGGAAGCGTATATTATTCAGTCAGCAGCTATAGAAGCGAAAGAAGAATCCATGAAAGCCCTTTTTGAAGCTGAAATGAATGTAGCAAAGGCTGAAAGCGCATATAATGAGGCTGCTCAAAAAAGTGACGAGGTTATTAAGAAAAATAATGAATCCATAGAATCCACAGGGATTGCTATTGATGGTTACGAGTACAAACTCAGCAGAGCTATGGCAACGGAAGATGAAGCAAGAGACGCACTTGACGAAGCTGCCAAAGCTCAAAAAAAGGCAAAGGAAGAGGTAGACAACACCACAGCGGCGGCAGATGCAGCGGCTCAGAAGATAGAAGAGTATGGGATAACGCTTGATACAACAACAGCAGCTTCTGAGGAAATGGCATCCGCTCAGGAAGATGCATCCTCTTCAATTGATGAATCTGCAAATATAATATCAGATGCAACAGTCCGGATTGCAGAAAAATATGTAAGTATGCGCGATACAATGATTGGTTCAATACAGAATCAGATGGATATGTTTGCGGAATACAGCGCAGGGACAGAAATTTCCACGCAGCAATTACTGGACAATATGCAGTCGCAGATTAATGGAGTTACAAACTGGGCAGATAATATGGAAACACTGGCACGAAAAGGTATCAATGATGGACTTCTGGAACATCTGGCAGAACTTGGTCCCCAGGGCGCAAATTATGTGCAGGCATTTGTTGATATGACACCGGGACAGCTGGAAAAAGCCAATGAGCTGTGGGCAGAATCGCTTGATTTTAAAACAGGCACAGCAGAAGCAGTGGATTCGGCTATTGAGACTTACACAGAAGGCATATCCGGTGGTACAGATAAGATACAACAGGCCATGAAAGAACTGGGAACGAATTCCTGGGAAGGTTTCAAGCAGGGCATTACAGAAAAGGAAGGCGAGGCAGAGGCTGCCGGAACTGAATTGGGCGAGGCTCTGATAAAGGGAACAGCAGAAGGAACCGGCGTTCATTCCCCTTCATGGAAAACTGCACAGCAGGGACGATATGTAGCGGAAGGACTGAAAGAAGGCATTGAATCCGGAAGTCCAGAAGTCACGGCGGCAGCAAAAGATATGGCTTCCAAATTGATAGAAACTTCAAAGGAAGTTCTTGATAAAGATGGTTTCATTGCTATAGGAAAGAACATTACAACAGGATTACAAAGTGGAATCAATAAGGGAAGACCGTATACAATAGCTGCTATCAGAAAATTACTCCAGGAAATCCGGAATATGTCAGCGACCGGAACAGCTCAGGAAAAATATGCACCATATGGAAGAAATATTGCTATAGGATTAAGAAATGGGATTTCTGCAGCATCGCAGTATCCGGTAAATTCTCTCAGGGGTATTATGAATCAGATCCGTGACATTTCCAACAATGCACCAAATTTATATAACACAGGATGGAACTTGTCTATTGGCCTTGCAAATGGAATCACAGCGGGAAGTTCCAGCGTGATTAATGCTGTTGCAAATATGTGCCAGGCAGCAGTGGATGAAGCCAGAAGCCGTCTGGATATTCACAGCCCATCAAAAGTGTTTGCTGAACTGGGAGCATATACAGCAGAGGGATTTGGCGTAGGATATGAGAGCAAAATCGCAGATGTGAATGGGATGATCCGGGAAAGTATGGATTATTCAGATATGGTTCGGAAACCAGCGGCAGGAGGAACAGGGGCATTTGCTGAAGATGCTGTAGATGCTTTAATGGAATACCTGCCATATCTGCAGGTAATTGCTGAAAAGAAGTATATGGCTTATATCGATCAGAATCAGGCCGTAGATGCTTTGGGCGATAGGATATCCAACAATACTGCTTTAAGGACTCGGAGGATGAGATGAAAGTCAACGGGATTGATATAAACAGATTTTCAGCAAGACAGCTGAGATATGAAATAGAACATAGGGAAGTAACCTCAAAAAGCGAATGGCCGGCTGCACTTGAAACACCTGCTATGAGAAAAAGTCAGAAAGGTTTCAAAAGTATAACAGTTTCTGTTGCGGTGTATGGCAAAGGAAAAGAAGAAGTCATTCGAAACAGAAGTAATCTACTGGCAATCATGTATGATGAACTGGAAGTGGAAATTGATGGGTATACAAACCATTTCAAATGCGTGCTAGACAGAATAACAGTGAAAGAATCTATAAAGCGTAAATGCCATGAAGTGATATTGAAGTTTATCGGATATGAATTTGGCAATGAAATCTCAACTACTATGAAAAATACAACAGATTCCATAGAGGTAGAGGGAAATGACAGTACACCATGTATTGTAGAAGTCACCGCCTCGGCAAATCTGGCATCTGTGGAACTTACCGGAATGGCATATAACCAAGTTTCCGGAGAAACAGAATCTATCATTATCAAAAACCTGAAAGCAGGGAAGAAAGTTGTTATTAATGGTGAGGACTGTACAGTGCTGCAGGAAGGTGTAAATAAGTTCGCAGACACAGAAATGTGGGAATTTCCGGTTCTGAAGCCTGGCAAGAATATGGTCAGCTGTTCAAGCGATAAATGTACAGTTACAATGAAATATAAGCCAAAGTATGTATAAGGAGGAAGAACATAATGAAACTTACAAACGAAGCAATTAAAAATATCCAGAGTGCGCTTACTGCTGCCGGAAACAAAGAGATGAATGATTTTGGGCTTGCATTTAAAATTGCAAAGAATAATCATAAACTGATACAGGCAGCAGAACCCATTGCGAAAGTAGAAAACGATATTCTGAGAAAATATGGTGAAAAAGACAAGGAAGGTGTTCTGATCACACAGAGTAATGGAAAAGTCAAAATTGTGGATACTGACAGATATAATCAGGATATTATGACACTCATGAAGGCAGAAAGTGATGTGGATCTGGAGTACTTTGGCGAGGAAGAAATTGCAAAAATGCATATGACACCAAATCAGATTACTTTGCTGATGCCGGTTATAAAGTAAAAGAAGAAAGGGATTTTGTATGCTGAAAATATTAGATAGAAACAAAGTCCCGGTGAAGGGTCTGAAAAAATATGATGATTTATGTATAGAGAGTGTTCTGGAACTGGATGACAGGACGCTCTCTTTTTCTGCTCCATACAGAAATATAAGAAATGCAGTTGTAAATGAAGGATACATTGAAACCAGAACAGATCGTTATGTTGTAAAAGAAATTGAAAAAAACACAGAGGGAACAGCAAAAGTAGTAGCTCAGCTGGACCTGGAATCGCTGGAGGGAAAAGTATTCCGGGAGTTCAGATCGGAGGAACAGACTATCAAATCTGCTTTGCAGCTTGCTTTTGCGGGTACTGGCTGGGCAATAGGAGTCTGTGAGGTTAATAAAAAAAGAACTCTTTCGATGTCAAATGTGTCAGCGTTAGATGTATTAAAGCAGGCACTTAAAACATACAGGGCAGAAATTAAGGTAAATTCAAAATTTCAGATAATCAGTATATATAATGCAATTGGATCGGATAAAGGAAGCTATTTTGCAAATCAGCTTAATTTGAAGAGTCTCACCGTACAGTCCACATCTTATGATTTTTGCACAGAAATTGAACCGTATGGAAAGGACGGGCTGACGATTGAAGCAGTCAATTCAGGGAAAACATATCTGGAAAATCATCAATACAGTTCGAAAGTGAAGAGATGCATCTGGAAGGATGAAAGATATACGGTGCCGGAATCACTGAAAGAGGATGCAGAAGCAAAACTTGCAGATATGAGTAAGCCTTATGTTTCCTACTCAGCGGATGTGATAGATCTGGCAAAATGTTCAGAGAAATACAGAATTCTGGAATATGGTATAGGAGATATCATAACTTTAATTGATGATATCACGGATACCAGAGAGAAGCAGCGCATCGTGGGAATGAAAATATATCCGGATGCACCAGAGAAGAACAGCTGCACACTGGCGAATAAGGTTTTGGCTTTTGATGAACTTGCACAGAAATATGAAGACACTGTAAATACAGTTGATAATATTACGAATGATAATGGACAGATTGATGGTGACGCAATTGATGGGATTTACAGTAGGCAGATTGTTGATCTGGAAAATGCAATTGTCAGTTCTGTACATATTAAAGATCTTGATGCAAAATATGTGCAGGTTTCCGGAAAATTGACTGCTGTTGAAGGAGAGTTTGGAAGCATTAAAGGAAATATTGCAGATTTTGAAGATGCTTATGCCAAAAGACTTAGTGCCGCAGAAGCTGATATTGTACAGCTGCGGACTACGGATCTGTCAGCGGTAAATGGCAGGATTGATGTCCTTGATTCCAATTATGCCAATATCAGAAATCTTCTTTCCGGAGCAGCAGGCATCGGCGATCTGCAGAACATCCATTTGACTTCTGACAATGCAGTAATTGATACTGCACTGATTCGGGAAGCGGTGATGCAGTCAGTCAGCATTGCAGATCTTCTTGCCGGTACGATCAGCACAAACAAATTCCTGATAGCTTCCGACGACGGAGGTATCCGTATCCAGGGAGCAACGCAGCAGTGGTCTGACGAAGATGGTACAGTCCGGATGCAGGCCGGCCGGGATGCAAATGGGGATTTCACTTTCTCCCTGTTCGATAGGACTGGGAAAGGTGTCCTGATCGATGCCACAGGGGTTAAACCTGATGCAATCGCAGATGGCCTGATCGTCAATAAAATGGTCGCAGATAACGCGGGGATTGCCGGTTCTAAGCTGGATATATCTTCTGTGGTATCTGCAATCAATGACAGCTCGCAGAGTATCAAGAGCAGCCGGATATGGTTTGATGAGGAGAAACAGACATTAAACCAGTTATATGCACAGATAAACAAAAATATCACAACGATCCAGTTGGCGGCAGAGTCAGCTTCTAATACAGCGAATACAGCCCGGGATGCGATCGTAACTACAAACCAGAAGGTATCAAATATAGAAACTGGCGTGGAAGGGTTGCGGACAGAACTTTCAGAGACCACGACAGATCTCCACGGCCTGACCGACGGAACACTGTTATATAACTGTTATTATCATGATAACGGGGATGGGACTACGACCGTCACAGCCGTTGTATATCGTGCCGGTCAGGATGTCACGGCTGAATTTCCGGAAAAGAGCTTTAGCTGGATTCGTAAAACAGAAGCCGGGGAACAGGATCTGGGATACGGATATTCTATTACAGTTAAGAATAGTGATTATATGTTTGGTGGTGTTGTAGTCGGGCAGTTTACAACGGATGTAGATGAAAACCAACGGAAAGCATTGCTGTCGGTCCAGGAAGGTGTAGTGGAGATCGATGGAAAACCAGTAAGCCTTAGTGCGGAACAGAAGGATTATGTTGACGCGAATACACTTTCCGAGGTAGTTACTATCCCGACGGGCAAAAAGTTCATTTTCACAGATGCTGCAACTAATCAGGGCGGGACCGTTGCCCTGGAGAATCTTGCAAGGCAGATCCTGCTGAACCTGACAACACAGACATTCGAACTGGATCAGGGAACCAAAACCCTGCCGGATGCACTGAACGAACTGAACCGGGATCTGCAGTATATTCCTATTGAGATCTTAGCATTTTCCAATAATATTGGTGTTGCAGAAAAAGGCAGCACGATCAATGAGCTCACACTGAAATGGCAGCTGAACAAAGAACCGGAAACCATCCTGATGAATGGCCAGGTCAGGGCCGACCTGAAAACATTACGGTCATTAACATTAAAAGACATGGCATTAACTGCTGATAAAACATTCATGCTGCAGGTTACAGATGAAAAAGGGAAAACGGCACGGAAAAATACATCTGTTGTGTTCCAGAATAGGGTTTACTATGGCGTATCAGAGATCCCTGAAGAAGTAAACAATACTTTCATACTTTCGCTTTCGAGATCACTGCAGGGAAGCCGTACAAAAACATTCAGCACAACCAGCACAGAAGGCCAGTACGTCTGGTATGCTTTTCCATCCAGATACGGAACCCCGGTGTTCAATGTTGGTGGCTTTGATGGCGGCTTTACAAAAGCAGCATCCATCAGTTTCACCAATGCCAGTGGATATACAGAGGAATATGCAGTCTATCGCTCAGATAACAGCAACCTGGGCACAAAAACAATAAAAGTAACATAGGAGGCAGGACATGGCAAAATACAACGGATCCGTAGAATTAATCTCAGGGATCACACAGGCCAACAACCAGGATTTTCCCCTGATGGAATCCCACGCCATCCAGGTTGACGATGAAGGTACCAGGTTGGATGAGGTGCTGGACAAAGTTCAGTATGACGCAAGAAAAGGAAAACGCAGACAGCTTGGTAAGGCTTGCCTGTGGTACCATAATTTCTATGACTATGGTCAAAATGATGATGAAGCAGCAGCAGTTATCGCCCAAAACGAAATCGTAGTTGCCGGTGGAACTTTGTATGCTGGAAGTTTTACGGAAGAAGATAAAAAACGTCAATTGGGAATCATCGCAAAAGCTCGTGCATTGAATCCAGATCTCAAAATCTTTTACTATATTACGATTGCTTCCTGGAGAAGAGATGGTGATTGGAGCCATATTCTTGGGAAAGGTGGTTATTGGGATGAAGCGGAAGCCTCAAAACATCCCGGAGCTGTCCGTATCCATACGAAATGGGAAATATTCCAACTGCTTGAGTATGCTGCACATATTGGCGGTACAAAAAGTGGAAAGAGAGAATTCATCGAAACCTATACCTGGACAGATGACAATGGTGTAGAGCATACAGAAGACAAATATGTTGATCTATACGAAGGGGGCATATCTCTTGATGGATGTTTTTATGATGATGCCGGTATGGAGACAGAAGAAGGAAGAATCAATCAGGGTTTTCCTAAAGTATTGCGAGAAAAGTATATTCAGCTAGTGAATTATACGCATGGAAAAGGACTTGCGGCATTTCCTAATCAGCTGTCAGAGGATTGGTATGCTGATACTGTGAGCACAGCAAATCCGAATGGCCTGCCTTCTTCCATAGGGCCGGACGATTATATGCTTCTGGAAAGTACACATTCTCAGGTTGGATTTCAAAAGAGACCACTGTGGCGTCATGTGAACGGTACGGAAAGTGTATGGAATTATTACCAGAACTGGTATGACAAAATCGGCGCAAAAGTTGTGATCAACGATTACCTGTATGGTACAGGTACTGGTGAAGAGTTATCAGATGAAGAGTTCTACGAACTGGCTACATATCTCGTATGTGACAGCCTTTGCTGCAAAGCCCATTACATTGATCTGAATGGATTACGTACATGGGATATGCCTGCTTTTTTTAATGAACTGCTGATACCAGAAGATGAGGAATATAATATCACGCGGGTAGAGAAAGGACATTATAAACTCTGTGCAAATGGGCATACTTTGGAAGTGATCCGGGGGAGCAACCTGTCCCTGGGGGATACTGTTAATCTAAAGAGCTTAAACAAGATTTTTGTTTATGTTGATGGTGTCCGCGTCAAGAATCTGTTCAAAGACTCTTCACAATACATGTATGAGACGGATTACCGCCTGGAGTCTATTGAAAAAAATGTAGAAAAGATACAGACTTCGGCAAAATCCACTGCAAACATTTATCATCGTATGATGATCGATGACTGGGGTAAGGAGCTGGTGCTGACAAATTATGTTTCTGCCCAGAATTTCATAAAAAATCTGGAATCTACCGCGAAAACAGGAATCGCAACAGTCGATATGGTAGATTATCAAACAAATAGCATACGTTTGACAAGACTGAATGTTACCCAGATTAACGCATATGTCGAAGTAGATATAACCGATAAAAAAGGACATACGTTGGAATTTGGTTTTACGGTGGATGCCACGAATGGCCATTCATGGGGCTTCAACGCATATGAACCTGCACCAGTGTCGTGGACATATATGCTAAAAAGCATAAATACGAATGGAGTATCATCCTATTATGGGAACAATTTCTATGGATGCGTGCGAACTGTGACGATTCCAGAGGATACGGAGGATGAGATATGGAAAGTTAGGATCTGCTTTAATGGAGCCGTAGGAGAGACGTTTGGACTATCCAATTGCTATGTTGTTGATATAGATGAATACGGTGAAGACGTGACCAAAGACTGGTACACAAACCTGGTTCCGGTATTAGACGCTGCAGTCAACAATAATGGCTTGCCGATCTGCTATACTTTAGATAAAAAAGGTGATTATGATTTTGATATCACCTGGAATGATCCAGATAAATTTGCAAACTGGTCTGGTCTCCGGTGGGATTTTCCAAGCGGTACGTTCAAAGCAGGACATACATATGAACTAGGATTCAGCACATACGAAAATAATGCGGGTAGTGCGAATATTGCATTCCGTATATTTTATCCTAAAAACGAGAAATGGCTACCCAAAAGTACAAAGATCAAGTCATCCATTTATGGGGATACGAGACCAGGTTATATATTCACAGTCCCGGAAGAAGCGTCGGATACCACGGGATATATGACATTTACGAATACAGCTAATGGATGTCAGACCAGTACGGGAGAATATTACAAGACATCTATCCGAGGTATATATCTTTACGACGTTAATGAGGAAAACATTGTAATCCGTGGAGAGGAACCTTCAAATAGTTTTCTTCGGATTTGCAGAGTTACAGATGAGAAATTAGCCAAAGACGTAAAACTTCTTGGAAATGCACTGTATTTCACAGATAGTGGTGCGATATTCATAACTGATTTCAACGGCAACCGGACAGACATTTCTTGTCCAAATAATGGGATTATAGAAGATCTGCGTCTACTCCCGATACCGACAGCGGAAGACGAGGGAAAGATATTACAGGTTGTCAATGGTAAATGGGTAGTCGTGGAAAACAATCCGGCGGTTGATCCGGTACCGGACAATGTTGTCCTGTTCGAAGAATCAGATGAAGAGGATTCCGTGATCGATGTTGAATCCCTGATAAAAAATAACTTAACCCTGGACGCAGATGATGAATTTCTGTATCTGCTCTATGGGGAGGAACAGATATCAAAAGTTCCGATGGCAGGCAGCGGAAATGTAGTTTACTGCACTGGAATAAGAATTCAGGAATCAGATCAAATATGTAGTATCGAAAATATAGGTGCCCTTATAGCCTTGAGTGTATTCGTGTCCCCTTCCGGCTGTACCCAGACAGTCCGCTGGTCTTCGTCAGATCCAACGGTTGCAGAAGTAACTTCGGATGGCACTGTGAAAGTTGTCGGGGAAGGAACAGCTATTATAACTGCAAAATGTGGAAGCTATTCCAGCAGTATCAATGTATCGGTTAAAAATCTTAATGTAAAAGTGAATATTGCAAAAGCGGCTGGTTGGTTTAACTCAAACGGTATCCCTGGATTTGGAGAGAATGCCGCAAGAGCTTATGCTTACGTCGGCTCTACAGCACCAGTTTCTGCAAATGCAGGATATATTTATGGCATTCCACTGGAACAAGGAATCGAATATACGATTCGATTGAACACAGAGCTGGCAGGTGGATGTTATTATGGAGTTCAGATATTTTCTTCTGTATCAAAGACAAGAATTGTGGATTCGGGATGGAGGACATCGGGAACAGAATTTAATTATACCCCGGCAGAAGATGGTCTGTACTTATACGTAAACTTCAAGTATGGTGCAGCAGGTTCTGCGACTATAACTGATGAGATCCTTGAAAAGCTTCGGGCTGGTTTTTCGATAAGGAGAAACAAATGACCTATATATTAAAAAGCAAAGACGGAAAACTAATATGTCGTCCTGTTAATTATGCAGCCACAGACGAGCAGGTTTACAAACAACTTATAAAATTAGCAGCTGCTGGAAAATTATCCTACACGCCCAGGGATTTGTTGGTGAACGCGATCACAGTTGAATACGGAAGACTGAATGGCAGCAGTTACTATCTCGCAAGGATTCCACAGTATGACCTGGCTGGGAATAAAGTTACCCCACGGGTGGCGATTACTAGTCAGGACGGCAGCATAGATGGTCAGAAATACTCTGCATTGGATTATGCCCGCCGTGAAAACGCAGCCTTCTGTTTAAATGCGTCCTTGTTTAATACGAAAACGCTGAAAGCAGAAGGTCAGTTAATCATTAACGGCGTGGATATGACCACATACAAAACAGATAGTTCCGGGAATCAATACCCATGGATGGACGATGATATGGGAACTGCGATTTCTAACACGGAATGTTATCCTTTGTGTATTGACGCCGCAGGGAAACTGTCGACTCCATACACGAATCGGAAAGCAGACGGAGCCAGACCAGCTGCGTTGATATCTTCAGGATACAAATATGCAGTGACTGCCTGGGGTACTATCATTGATAATTATAAAAATACCTCAACAGATACCTGGAATGAGATTGTGCACAAAGGCAAATATGTGAGACAGGTTATAGGCCAGTATCAGAACGGCGATTATGTTGTCTGTAGCTTTGATGGTATAAAAGGATCTATAACCGCAAATGAAGCAGGAATCGACTACGATGACATTGCAAATCTTCTGATCAGTAAAGGAGTGCGGTTTGCCTATAGTCTTGACGGAGGAGGCTCCTGTGAGACCGTTTTGCGAGACCGACAGATCAATCCGATCTTTGAGGGGGCTACAGGACGAAAAGTGCCAACAGTTATTTATTTTGCGTCAGATTGACAGTAATCTCATAGAGAGGAGGTGAAAAATACGAAATTCCAGAGGGAAGTAAACATTTTTTCAAAAGAAGCTATATTGAAACGTTTTCAGGCAAATGAGACAAATTTTTCTGTTCTGAAAGGTAAAATAGAAGCTCTGATCAGTGAAAGCGAGATTATCGAACTGCAGAACAGCAAAGTAACAATGTACAGCAAACTTGCTGATGTGAAGCTTACTGTAGATGGACTGGAGCAGACCTATACAGACATAACGTCCAAATACGATGCTGTCAGCGGAAAGTACACAGACCTGAACAGCAAAGTCGGTGAATATAAATCTGCGGTGGATAATTTTTCAGCTGCTTTGACACAGCTGTCAAATCACATTGAAACAGATTACAGTACCACTCAATCAATGCAAGCCTTTGTTAATTTGACAATAAACAACCTGAAAGCAGAGATATCTGATACCTATGTGACCCAGAATAAGCTGAACGGTTATAGTACTGTTGATCAGCTGAGTGCAGCAATAGAAGCCTCTACTACGAAGATCTTTGCAGAAGTTAGAGATGTATCCTATTACAATTATTGTACAAATGGCGATTTTGACAGTAAAGAAGGGTGGAAAAGCAAGTCCGGTCTTCAGACGGCTTCTTACCTGGACAAAAAATGCGCAAAACTCTTACGCTACAAAAATACTGGTTCAGGAAATGATGCTTTAGAAGGAATACTGAGTACGCCTTTTATAAGCTGGGAGTACTTAACTAATAAAAAACAGAAAAATGAGTTTGTATTTCAGGTAGCAGGGAACGCCGGCGATACAAAAATATATCTGGATGATGCTGAGATATTAAGTATTGATAAAACAGACATTGCAGATGAATGGAAAGAATTTTCTGTAGAAGTAACTCTTGAAGAAGGAACTCATATCTTTAAAATACAGGTAGAAGATGAAAATAAGAGAGTGTTTGTAACAGGAGTCAGGATTCTGGCAAAATATGAGGACTGGACAGAAGGCAGATTATCAATCTTAAGCAATTCGATTTCGTCAGAAATAAAACGGGTATCAGATGCGGAAGAGCTTTTGGAAACGAAAATCGAACAGACAGAGACTGCCATCAGTTTAAAAGTTTCAAAGGGGAATATCATTTCAGAAATCAATCAGACAGCAGAATCTGCAACTATTAACGCAGCCAGGATTAATTTCAATGGGCTGGTTACGGCAAACGATCGTTTTAAAATTCGTACGAATGGTTCCTTCGTAGCAAATTACGGCACGATTGCAACGTGGAATGTCAAAAATGATATCCTTGTATCTGCGGATAAATCCATATCATTATATGGTGGGGATAATCCATACATAAAAATTGGCAATGTAAAATTATCAGAAGACAGTCATGCTGCTGTTGTAAAGTATGGATTGTGGATATATGCAGGAACAAATCAGGAGTTTACGGATGGTTCAGATCAGTTTCGACTGTACAATTTAACAGCAGTTACGGGAAAAACACTGGGAATTGCGAGCGACAGACATGTCGGAACGATTGCGTCATCATCCAAAAGATATAAGGATTCTATGGGGCTGGTTTCCACAGAGGATGCCTGTAAAGTGTTGTGTCTTCCAGTAGTACGCTTCAAATACAAACCGGGATATTTGTATAAAAACGATGACCTGTACAACAAAACAATTCCAGGATTCTACGCAGAAGAAATAGATGATATCCTTCCAGAAGCAGTTATCCACGATGAGCAGGGCAGACCAGAAGACTGGAACCAGAGGATTCTGATTCCGTTAATGTTGAAATTGATCCAGGATATGAATAAGAGAATCAAAGAACTGGAAAATAAACAGTAAAAGGAAATGATTAAACATGAAGAAAATCAGAGCAGAGCCATAAGGCTCTATTTCTTTTGGGAAAAAATTGCGCCGGCGCAACCGGAGAAAGGAAAAAATTATGACAGAAAACCATATCAAAGTAATTTTAACTGCAGTCTTTGCATTCATCAGCTCCATCCTTGGAGTACTGGCCGTGCCAGTTCTCCTGATGGTAGCTTGCAACATCCTCGACTACGTAACCGGTCTCATGGCATCTACATACCGCTCCGAGGATATTAATTCCTATAAATCAATCAGAGGGATCATGAAAAAAGTATGCATGTGGCTTCTGGTAGTAGTTGGAGCTGTGATCGATCAGCTGCTCCTGTATGCGTCCCAGACCGTAGGAATCACCTTACCATTTACATTTCTGGTGGCATGCATCGTAGCAATCTGGATCATCTGCAACGAGATTATCAGCATCCTGGAAAATATCAAGGACATGGGAGTAACCATCCCGGCGTTTCTGATCCCGCTGGTAACTCATGTGAAATCACAGGTCGAAGACAAAGTAAATTTAGATAAGGATCCGGGGGACGAGTGATCGTTCCTTTCCTATTTATAAAGCAGGAGGCAATATATGCAGAAAAATAACATTAAAGTACTCAGAAAAATCATTTATGCGGTAGAAAGCGGCGGTCAGGTCTATGGCGGCCAGAATTACGCGGCATTCGTGGGAGCCGGTGCGAACTGCTCCAACGAAAAGGCAATCACAATCGGAGCTGGACAGTGGTATGCAGGAGAAGCCAAAAAGCTCTTACAGAAGATTCAGAGAGCGAACCCAGCGCAGTTCAAAAAGTTGGATAATCAGGGAATTGAGAGTGATCTACTCAAGAAGAACTGGTCCACATACGCGATTGCCGCGACTTCTGCAAAAGCAAAATGTATCGTTGCGATCATCAACTCAACTCTTGGAAGAAAATGCCAGGATGAACTGATGGACGAGCAGATCACCGAATATGCTGCCAGCATTGCCAAGACTTATGGATCCATGCCAGATACGGCTATGATGGAGTGTATCAATATCATTCATCAGGGCGGCTCTGCGGCACTGAAACGTATTCTTGCCAAAACCGCGAAATCGTATACAGCAAAAAGCATCTATGCAGCTCTGAATACGGATCCGGCAGACCCACGCACCAATCAGGTAGGCGATTACGTCACACGCCAGAAAAAAGTGTATGAGTTTATCGTAAAATATGCTTCAGATGCAGCGACCGAAGCGGCCACGACAACCGGAGCAACCAAGAAGGAGGAAAGTGCAGTGTCAACAGTACAGAAAACAATTGATAAGGCTATTACATGGATGGAAGAAACCGCAAAGGACGACAGACACGGATATTGCCAGGATCACAGATGGGGAGAAGATGGAGATTATGATTGTTCATCCGCTGTATATACAGCTTGGCAGAGTGCTGGTGTCCCGGTTAAGACATATTCTCTGAAAAAATATGGAGAAGCATATACAGGTGTTATGCTTCGTGCATTCACGGCGAATGGCTTTACAGATGTTACGGCAAAGGTCAACAGATCTACCGGAGCTGGACTTGTTCGTGGTGATGTATTGCTGAATGCTGCGCGCCATACAGCGATGTATTGTGGAAACGGAATGGAGGTTGAAGCATCCATCAACGAGAAAGGCACAGCTCACGGCGGCAAACCGGGAGACCAGACCGGAAAAGAGTTCCTGATCCGCAGCTACAGAAACTATCCGTGGACTAACGTTCTTCGATACACAGGAAACGGCGTAACGATTGCAGAAAAGAACTATCTTGAAATGGGAGATTCAGGAGCAGCGGTAAAGACTATGCAGACAATGTTGACTGAGTGCGGCTACTCTTGTGGGGAATATGGCGCAGACGGCGAATTCGGTACTGGAACAGACATCGCAGTAAGAAGATTCCAGATGAAAAACGGTCTGACCATAGATGGTCAGTACGGACCGGCATCAAAAACAAAACTGGTAGCCCTTTATAATGCGAAAGTCGGTGGAAACAGTTCTGAAAGCAAAAATCCATCCAAGACTCCGAAATGGGTGGGAATGGTAAATACGGCAGAACTTAATGTCCGTATCGGAGCCGGAACAGGAAATCCAAAACTTGCTGCCTATCCGCTTCTGAGACAGCATAATTTTGTTGATGTGTGCGACACGATCAAAGCTGCTGACAGCACAGACTGGTATTATATCCGTATCGCCGGTAAGTACTATGGTTATGTGTGCGGTAAGTATATCAGCAGAGTATAAAGTAAAATCCCGGCAGGTACCCACTACCGGGAGCATATTGTATCATCTGTTTTAATAGCATATAGAACGATATAGGTTGTTGCGGTTAGTCACAGGTTAGTCACAAATCAATTATACCGCAAGTCTGGAACACCGCAAAAACAAGGGATTTCGCTAAAAGTGGAAAATAAAGTATATTAAGTATGAGATAAAATACATTTCCTCCTGAATGCTAACTTGTTCTTGGAATTGGATTGTGATATAATAAGGACACCTGAGGTTGCTGGAGTGAACAGTAACCACTTAAGTTCATGCAGAGCACTGTCTCTGCGTGGACAACGACAACGCGCGATTTTAGGAGGCAATATC